CGCGTCGCGCTTGGTCGAGTTCCATCCAGAGCGTGAGTTCACGCTGCCGCAAATCTGCGAGGCGCTTGGCGTCACACCAGCCGAAGCCGACACGGCGCGCGGCGTCTCGTTCAAGCTGCGCGACACCGGCAAGGACAGCGTGCTGGAGTGGATGAACGAGCAAGGGCTGGTGCTGTCAGGCGTCAACAACGAGGGTTGGTTGGCGGTCGTGTGCCCGAACAATGCCGAGCATACCGACGGCCAGATTTCCGCGCGCTACAAGCCGTTGGACCGTTCGTTCTGCTGTTATCACGGCCATTGCGAGCATCTGGACAGCAAGACATTTCTCAAATGGGTCTGCGACAATGGCGGTCCCCGTGTCGTGCCAGGATTGCGTGAGGAGTTGCTGGCTGAACATATGGCCATCATTGAGGAAAAGCTGACGCCGACTGATATGTTTACCGACAATGCCGCCAAGATCATCGCGGAAGTCGAGCGCAAGGAGATGGGCCGGATCGACAAGGCGGGTTGGTACGACCGTTTCGCCTATGTTGTCGAGGATGATGCCTATTTCGATTTGATCGACCGCAAGGAGATCAGCCGCTCCAGCTTCAACGCGGTGTTCCGTCACGTTGCGTGTCAGTCGATCCATAACGGGCGGCGCATTGAGGCGAGCGTTTGCTTTGACGAGAACCGCCAGACCATGAACGCGCGCGTCTTGCAGGGTATCACCTACGCTGCGGGCGAGAGCGTGCTGGTGGCGCGCGACGGCGAGGTTTACGGCAACCGCTGGCGTGACGCGCGGCCTGACGTGAGCGCCGCGCCGACCGAAGGCTCTGTTGACGCATGGCTAGAGCATTGCCGTGTGCTGGTGCCCGAAGCTGTTGAGTTGGAGCATATCCTCGACATGATGGCCTTTAAGGTCCAGCACCCAGAAATCAAGATCAACCACGCCGTGCTGCACGGCGGCGATGAGGGTTCCGGCAAGGATACGATGTGGGCGCCGTTCATTTGGGCGGTCTGCGGCCCGCACCTCAAGAACCGTGGTCTGATCGACAATGACAGCTTGGGCGGTCAATGGGGGTACGCGCTTGAAAGCGAGATTATCATTCTGAATGAGTTGAAGGAGCCGGAAGCCAAGGAGCGCCGCGCGCTGGCTAACAAGTTGAAGCCCATCATTGCCGCGCCGCCTGAGATGCTGACGGTCAACCGCAAGGGCTTGCACCCATACGATATGGTCAACCGCGCGTTCGTGCTGGCGTTCACCAATGATCCGGTGCCGATCACGATACCCTCGCAAGACCGCCGTTGGTTCTGCGTCTGGTCAAAGGCGCCGCGCATGAACCCTGCCAAGGCGTTGGCCATTTGGAAATGGTACCAAGCGGGCGGCTTTGCGACCATTGGCCGGTGGCTGTTGGAGCGCGACGTGAGCGCGTTCAATCCTGCCGCAGCGCCGCCGCTGACAGAGTTCAAGATGAACCTTGTCGAGCATGGCATGAGCATTGCCGAGAGTTTCTTGGTTGACATGATCCGCGCCCGCACGGGCGAGTTTGCCAGAGGCGTGATTGCCTCGCCGTTCTACGCGTTGTGCGACCGTGTGGCGTCAGCCGCGCCGTCAGGCGTCAAGGTTCCACAGGCCGCGCTCCTGCACGCGCTCAAGGAGGCTGGCTGGGTTGACGTTGGACGCTTGGCATCGGCTGAACATAGCACCAAGAAGCACGTCTACGCCGCGCCTGACATAGCGGAACGCTATACCAAGTCAGACTTGCGCCGCATGGTTGAGGAACCAACAGCGCCGAAGATCGTTAATCTGAAGAGCGCATAAAGAAAAACCCCCGCCGTGTACCAATCCGGCGGGGGTTAGTCTCAGAGGCTTATCAAACCCTCATGTCGCGCAGCGGGTCATCTTTTGGCACGCGGCGACCGAAGGTCGTGTTGGTTGTGGCACGAATATCTTGATTGCGCCAGCACCAGCACTCGCCATTAGCTTGAAAACACACCCACACAAGGTCGTGTTCGGCACCGTAGTCGATCAACACATGCGCCAGCGCCGCGCCCTTGGGAGTGTTGACGGGCAGAGGTGGGTCAAGTTGCAGCATCTTTTTTCTCCGCATCTACAACTTCTTGATAATACTCTTGATCCATCAAAAATATCGGGGTGGTTTTCCCGACATATGCACCAACTACATTGTACTCCATCCACTCCACAGCATCTTCGTAGGAAAAGTCTTGCTCTTCCATCAATATGCTGACGCATTTGGAGTAGTCGTAAACAGCTACGTCAGAATTGAATTGACGGCCTACGCCAAGCAAAGCGCCCTCAAAACCAACAGCAAACAAAACAGGTGCGTCTTCAATTTCGTCAGACATCTTTTTTCTCCGCTTCGACCGCCGCGAGGATCATTTCAACCAGTCGCGGCTCTAGATGTTCCATCCATTCGATTATTACCCCCTGCTCTTCGATGCGGTCGGCGGCTTCGCCGTAGAGCGCCGGTTCTGTCTTAAACTGCCATTGCGCCGCCTCTCGCAGTCGGGTCACAAGATCATCCATCTTGTCTCTCCCCTAGTGTGGCGCGGGCATGAGTGCGAACCATGTGCGGCGTGTAGTGGTCAGGCGTCTCCGCAATCTCACGCAGCGCCGCTTCCAGTTCAGCAATGCGCTTCGCCGCGCTTTTCTCGCCCTGTTTGAAAGCCCACATATAGACAAGCGTCAAATCGTCCTGCTCCTCAGCCATCCTTCGCCTCCCCTAGTGCGGCGCGGGCGACCTTGATTGCGCTCCCAATTGGTGGTGTTCCAAACTCAGGATCAGGCGTCATCGCCACGATTTCACGCAGCGCCGCTTCCAGTTCCTTATTGCGGCTAGTCAATTTCCCAATCCGGTCTAAATAAAATTGAATGTCTTTGACCGCCTCTTTGATCGCGTCAGCCATCTTTCTTCTCCCCTAGTGCAGCGCTAACAATCCAGTCATAAACATCCTCCGGATGCTGATCTGTGTGGCCTTCCTTCGTGCTAATGTATCCAGCAGCCACTCGCAGCGCCGCTTCCAGTTGCTTGTTGCGCTCAATCAGTTTCTCAATGTGGTGGATGGCCATATACAAAACACCGTCAGCGCCAATCTCCACGGCGTCATAGCTTTCTGCCCATTCTTTAAGGTCAGCCAACAGAACTTCAGACATCTTTCTTCTCCCCTTCAAGTGCAGCGCGGGCAATAACAATGCAAGTGTGAAGGTCTGGACCAGCAGCACCATTGCATTGCGGTTGAGCAATCTCCCGCAGCGCCGCTTCCAGAGCCTCAATGCGGTCGGCGGCATGTTCTACAATGTCACACACGCACATGCCTTGTACGCAATTTGCGCAATCTTCACCGCGCAGCCGCTTCACAAGATCGTCGGTCATTTCGCTTCTCCCGCCCATCCTTTAGGCCCACCCGCAGGGATAGTAATGTGGCCGCGTATGGACCCACCGCCGGTCTTAATAAGACCAGAGCCGCCACCGCTGCCAACAGAAACATGCGTAGCTTGTGTCGCGGCCTCACACACATAAATTTTGCCAGCCTTCGCGCACTGGGGGCAGATCAGCCGTTTCATGATTGCCGCGACTTTTTCAATCGTCATGGGCAGATGCACAGCGATCCATCTATGCTCACAGTCGCCACAGCGGGCCCACATCTCTTTGCCGGTCATGTCAGCCCCTCCAGTAACGCCGTCAGCTTCGCCTTGTTCGCCGCATCCAGCCGGTAGCCCATGCCGCGCACCAGGTCTATTTCTACGCCGTAGGGTTGCAGGGCCGCGCGCAGCTTGCACACCGCGACGCGCCCGCGTGTGGGCGACACGGCGGGATCGTCGCAGCGGCGTCCCCAGGTGTGGTGCGAGATCACAACGTCAAGCCGGACCTGCGGCATATCGTTGTGCAGGTAGAACGCATTAAGCAAGGCAGCAAGTTGGGGCGAGAGCCCCAGCTTGCCATAGAACGGATTGACCGGCGGCAGCAGCGCCGCTCTCAACTGGCGCACTTCCTCGCGCAGTTCGTCAATGATTGCGAGAACTTCAAGGTTTTCTTTTACGTTGCTCATTATTCGCGTCCCATATGAGGCAAAAAAATTTAATGATCATTTCGATCATTCGGCACCTTTGGGCTTGGTCACGTCGGCCATATCGCGCTCCATGTCACGCAAGATGAATGACGGCACGTTCAGCGGCGCGTCGCCCGTCTGCGGCTTGATGCTAACGCCTACCGGCGCCTTTACCCCGCCTTGCAGCGGCTCCAGTTCCCGCACGATCAATTGCGCGTAGCCCGCCACATCGCGCCAGTGGTCCGGCTCGTTAGCGTTGCCGCACAGCACACGGCTGATCTTGTCCGCGAAGGCTTCAAGGCTCTGCGCTTGGGTCAGGTCCAGCCGTTCCCAGTTACGTCCGGCGCGCATCATGCGCTTGAGGTGCTGCGCGAAGGCGGCTTGCTCGCGGTAGTCGCCGTGCGTGTTGGCGCGCTCATTCAAGGTATCGTTGATGTTCGTCATGCTTTTACTCTCCTGTTGCTTGCTTGGTTAGATGTTCCGCCCATTTCTGGACGGCGTAGTGAACGGATGAATGATCGCGCTCGCATAGCTGCGCGATGATCGGATAACTCCAGCCTAGCCCGCGCAGGGCGTAGTAGACTTCCCGCCGGACAAGCACGAGCTCCTGCCGCCGGTCGTCGCGTATAATGTCCGCCCAGACTAGCCCGTGTTTGACTAGGATCGGCGCGACAGTCCGGCGGGCGCCGCGCGCGTTCGGTACGCCCGTGCTTGCCAGCGCGTCCGGCGTTGCGTCGCGCGGCGGCGGGGGCGGCGGCAGGGCCACAACCCGCTTGGGCGGCAGCGGCGCAGGGCGTGGCGGGCATGTCACGACCGGCACGGGTGGCACCAGCGGGCGGTCGCGGGTGCGGGCTAGTACGCGCTTGTAGTGGGCGAGCAACCCTTCAGCCGTTAGCGTGTTATCGTTGACGCCGGTCAATGGTAGCACTCCATCAGGGCGCGCTGCGCCGCCCGCTCGCTGGACGCGTAACCCAGTTGCCCGTGCACGCTCACATAGCGCCAGCCGCGCTCACGGCTTTTCAGGTATCGGACCGGGCTATAGTGGCCGACCTGGTGGCCGAAGTAGGTCACGGTGCGCGTTTGGTCGGCGTGTTTGGTTGTCTGTATCGGGCTTATCAGCATGGAGAGCCCTCCGGTGCGTCGGGCAGTTGCACGGCGCCGCGCTCGATATAGTCCCAGTGCGGGAACATGAACGCCACGCCAGCGCAAGGCCCGAAAAACTTAATAGCTTTCGCGCGCTTTTTGCCCGCAACCCTATCCCAATAAATCGTCGCATAGTTTACCGCGTCGTCGGGCAGGTCGTGGCCGTCGCGGCGCGCCAACCAAAGCCCATAGGCTC